AATGTTAATGGTTGGCATAGTGAAACTAACATGCATGAACTACCACAATTTAAACCTTTAGTAGATGAATTATTTAAAATGGTGTCAGAAGTATTTAATGAAGAATGGGTAGATAGACAACCAAGGTTAGGTAATATGTGGGCTAATATAAATTATCAAGGTGGTTATAACAAACCTCATATACATCCTAATAGTTTATTTAGTGGTGTGTATTATGTACACGCACAACCTAATTCAGGAAAACTTGTTTGTAATGATCCAAGACCAGGAATACAAACTACTATGCCTTCAAGAAAACCAGGTCAACCACCAAAACATTTGTGGAGAGAGTGTCATATAGATCCAAAACCTGGAAGACTAATAATGTTTCCTGCTTGGTTATGGCATTGTGTTGAACCTAATCAATCAAATGATATAAGGATATCAGTAAGTTTTAATTTTATACAAGATGGCTTTCAATAAATATCAAGTAATTAAAAAAGCAATTAGCTACGAACTAGCTAACTTTGTATTTAACTATTTTCTTCTTAAACGAGATGCTGTTAAATGGATGTATGATAACAACATTACCTATGATACAGGTATGTTAGGCACATGGACAGATCAACAAATACCCAATACTTATTCTCATTATGCTGATCCGGTAATGGAAACTTTACTTGTCAAAGTATTACCAGTAATGCAGCAAGAAACAGGTTTAAATTTAATTCCAACTTATTCCTACGCAAGATTATATAAAAATGGCGACGAATTAAAAAGACATAAAGACAGACCTAGTTGTGAAATATCAACTACAATAAATTTAGGAGGTGATCCTTGGCCTATATTTATTGATGGTACAGGAGCCAATTCAGTTATAGATGAGTATAAGAATATACATAAACCCGATGCACCTAAAGGCACTAAAGTCCTGCTTGATGTTGGCGATATGCTGGTATATAGTGGATGTGAATTAGAGCATTGGAGAGAACCTTTTGAAGGTAATACTTGCGGACAAGTATTTCTTCATTATAACCATGTAGATGGTCCTTTTGCAGAAAAAAATAGGTTTGACAGAAGGCCAATGTTAGGTGTTCCACCAATAAGGAATACATAAATGGAGTTATATGTTACAAAAATTAGGTTTTGCACCAGGGTTCAACAAACAAGTCACAGAAACCGGGGCCGAGGGACAATGGTTTGATGGTGACAATGTTAGATTTAGATACGGTACTCCGGAAAAAATAGGTGGTTGGACACAATTAGGTGACGACAAATTAACTGGTGCAGCCAGAGCTATTCATCATTGGGACGATAATGCTGGTATTAAATACGCAGCTATAGGAACTAATAGAATTTTATATGTATACTCTGGTGGAGTATATTATGACATACACCCTATTAGAGCAACATTAACTGGTGCTACTTTTACAAGTACATTAAATCAAAATATAATTACAATTAATTGTAGTAGCCCGCATGGTTTAGTCGATCAAGATATTGTAATGTTAGACAGTGTTACTGTTCCTGCATCATCTAGTTTTGATGCTACTAATTTTGAAGATAAAAAATTTATGGTGACAGCCGCACCTACAACTACAACTTTTACTATTACATTAGGATCTACAGAAACTGGTACGCCAATGAGTGCTACAGGATCAACGTCTGTTTTATGTTATTATCATGTCGGGCCATCACAACAACTCGGAGGTTTTGGTTGGGGCACAGGTTTGTACGGCGGAACAGCTTTAGGAGCAGCCACAACTACTTTGTCAACAGCTATAACAGATACTGTTACTACGACTATTGTATTAGCAAACACAGCAGCTTTTCCATCATCAGGAGAAATTAGAATAGGTACAGAAGATATAAGTTTTACAAGCAATAATACCTCTACAAACACTTTAAGCGGAGGGGCAAGAGGAGTTAATGGAACTACAAAAGCAACACATAGTGGTGGAGCAAGTGTTACAAACATATCTGATTTTGTTGCATGGGGTGACCCATCTAATGCTGACTTTACTATTAATCCTGGCCTATGGGTTCTTGATAACTATGGTACAAAATTAATTGCGCTTATATATAATGGTTCTTGTTTTGAATGGGATGCATCAGCTTCAAATGCTACATCTACTAGAGCAACATTATTACCTAACGCACCTACTGCATCTAGGCATGTGTTAGTATCTACACCCGATAGACACTTAGTATTTTTTGGTACAGAAACTACAGTAGGTAATACTGCTACTCAAGACGATATGTTTATAAGATTCTCATCTCAAGAAAGTATTGATCAAACCGATTCTTATACAGTTAAAGCAAACAATACCGCAGGTACACAAAGACTTGCCGATGGTTCTAAAATAATGGGAGCTATTAAAGGTAGAGATGCAATTTATGTTTGGACTGATACTGCATTGTTTCTTATGAAGTTTGTAGGTCAACCATTTACTTTCTCGTTTGAACAAGTAGGAACTAACTGTGGATTGTTTGGTAAAAATGCTTGTATAGAAGTTGACGGTTCTGCATATTGGATGTCAGAAAATGGTTTTTTTACTTACGATGGTCAATTAAAATCTTTACCATGTCTTGTAGAAGACCATGTTTATGATGATATTAACGCTGTATCCAGAGACCTTATTAATGCAGGTTTAAATAATTTGTTTGGTGAGATAAGTTGGTTTTATTGCACAGCTGCATCAGACTCTGTTAACAGAATGGTTACTTATAATTACTTAGACTCTAATCCTAAACGTCCCATTTGGACAACAGGTACTTTACCCCGAACAGCTTGGCAAGATTCTGCAGTATTTGATAAACCACACGCAACATTTTATGATTCAACAGACAATGCTTCTACAGAATGTATTGGAAATACTGATGGTATTACTATATACTATGAGCAAGAAACAGGGACCGATCAAATTAATGCTGGCGGTGTAACTACTGCTATTATAGGTACAATTACTTCTGGTGACTTTGACATTACACAAAGAAGAAGTAACACTGGACAAACTGTAGGTATGCCAGATCTTAGAGGAGACGGTGAATTTATTATGAGAATACAAAGATTTATACCAGATTTTATTTCACAGACAGGAAACACTAGAGTTAGTTTTGTAACAAGAAACTATCCAAATAGTTCTGCAACTACAACTAACTTTGACGTTAGTTCTACTACAACTAAAAAAGATACACGATTAAGAGCACGATCTATTGCTATTAAAATTGCCAACACTACAACTAATGAAGATTGGAAACTTGGTACATTTAGATTAGACATTGCACCAGGAGGCAGAAGATAATGGCAAAGAAACCAATAATACAGGGTGGTGTTGATAACTATTTAGGTAAACAACCACAAGTTGTTGCACCTAGAAAATGGCAATCAGCTCCAGATAAACCAGAAACAGAATTAGCTTACATAACAAAAGCAGAAAAAGATTTAATAATTAAAAAAAATATTCATGGTGGATTAGAACGTGGTCCTAACATGGGTCCATCAGGGATCATGTCGCTTGATAGTTTTGGTGACGTTGGTGGAGCAGGAGCCAGTGGTGGAGATACATCTGCAGGCGGAGGAGCTAATGAAGGTGCAGGTTTTTCTGGTCAAGGACCTGGGCAAAGTGATAGAGATTTTGATAGACAAAAAGCAAATCAAAGAGCTGCATTACAAATAGCAGAAAGAGCCCAAGCTGAAAATCTTGGTTATAATGAAAGAGCTAACATTGCTAATAGAACTTATGGTCCTTTACAAAAATACACAGGCAGAAATCGTTTTTTTGGTGGTGCAAATAAATATGGTTATACAGATACATTAGCTGATGGTTCTCTTAAACCAGGATACGGAGGAAGATTTTTTGGTGGTCTTGCAAGTTTATTAACAGGTATACCTTTTGTAGGTTCGGCTCTTGGTAAAGCTTATGATTATGGTAAAGGAATATTTGGTCGTAAGGATCCTTATGCAGACATGAGTGCATATAATCGTTTAGGTTTATTTGGACAAGATCCAGATGACATTGATGAAGAAGAAAAAATTTCAGAAACAAGTTTTACACTTAATGATCCTAATAATATTAATAATCAAATTACTAACATTAATCGTCCAGTAGATAATAGAATTACACAAAGCGTAACAGAGGGGCCTTATTCAAATATAACGGATTATTTAGAAGACGATTTAACAACAAATCAAGGTATAGTAAATACAAACGCTTTTACTAATTCCAACTTTGGATTAGGACCTTACGATGGCTAAAATTGTAGAATCATTAACTAGAGCAGAACCAGAGTACAGCCAAAGAAATATACAGTCTTTAGTCAGGGATCTTGACTCTGTAATTACAAAATTAAATAGTACATTTCAAGATGAAGTTAAACAGGAGATAGAAGCTAAAAGTTTCTTTTTAGAATAAT